CGATGCTCGCGGGGGACAGTGGAGTGCGGGCTGTGAACTCGGTGCAGCTGTCTGCTTCGGCTGGTGCCAGCTTCACCCCTGGCTTGTCGATCGTGCTTTGCAAGTACCTCGGCGCGTGGCGTACGTCGCAGCCATCGAATGCCCAGACCACAGCTCCGTACTCACTTTTTAGTGGCCTGCCGCAGTTTGATGGGGCAGCATGCCTGACTCTCGGTGTGCAGGCAGTGCCTGCTGCCACTCCGAGCCAGCTCATCGGGCCGGCGACAACTATGCCTATAGTCAGTCTGCAGGCTAAGGTCTTGGCGCTCTGATGGCAGGGCTCCTCTCGCATCCTATCGCTGGGATCTTTACGTCTGCGAGCGCAGTAGCCTCACAGACGTCTCAGACCATCACCGAGCAGGGGCTCTTTGGCGCAGCAGTGGCAGCGCTCTCAGGTGTGGTCACGGGGCAAGGGCAAGCCACAGCTAACCTTAGCCAAATACAAGCACTTGCCGGAAGCGTCACAGGCACTGGCGATCTGACACCATCATATCTCGAGGTGCCGCTCCCACTGGCCGGCGCACTCACTGGCGAGGGTGACACGACAGCCAACCTCGATGTCAACACCGGCATCGTGGTCTTGGCTGGCGCCCTTGACGGAGACGGCGAGCTGACGGGTGGCATGACGGTCACCAAGTTTTTGTCGGCCGACCCCATCGACGGAGCGGGTACAGCGACCGCAGATCTCTTTGTCGCGACCTTTATTTTTGGCAGCGTGCAGGGCGATAGCGAGGTCGATGCTAGCCTGACGCAGATGCAGGCTCTCGTCGGGCAGATCGACGGCGCAGGCAATGCGAGCGCAAGCCTCACGCAGCTGCTCGGCATGTCTGGCGCAGTGACAGGCGTCGGCACTCTCGACCCTGCGCAGCTCGACACCCCATACAGCTACCTCGGAGCGGTCACTGGCACCGGCACTGTGACAGGCACTCTGACGCAGGCATTTGCCCTTGATGGCGTGCTTGATGGGTCGGGTGTAGTCAGTGCCAACCTCGAGCAGTTTGTGGGCTTTGACGGCGACCTCGACGGCTCTGGCAATGCAGCTGGTCACCTGACCATGGTGCATGATATGGCAGGCTCGGCTACTGGCGACAGCCTGCTCGTCGGCACCATCCAAGTAGGGCAGTGGATAGAGGGCTCGGTCGATGGCGTAGGTGAGCTCGACGGCACGATCACTGTGGCCAAGTACCTGTCTGGTGCAGTCACTGGCGCATCAGAGACCGATGGCACACTCATCGTCAGCAAGCTCATGGCTGGCACCATCAACGGCGCAGGCGGCCTCTTTGGTACGCTCATCAATGAGATCTACTTGCTCGGCGATGTGGTCGGCCAAGGCGATCTGCAGCCTGCCACAGTGCTGATAGTCAACCAGCTCTCTGGCGCCTTGACAGGCGACGGAGACGCGACCGCTGACCTAGTGCTTGTGCACCACATGGTGACAGACACAGTCACTGGCACAGGCGATGCGGCAGCTCTGCTTGCCATAGACCAGCAGATGTTTGGCTCGGTGGTCGGAGACGGGCACGCAGCTGCAGACCTAGTGCTTGTGCACCAGATGACAGGCTCGCTTGACGGCAGCGGAGACGCAGCCGCACTCCTCGGCGTGGGGCTACCTCTGGCGGGTGACGTCACAGGTGCAGGCACGCTTGACCCTGCGCAGATCGAGACTGTCATCAACCTCGCTGGCGTGGCAGAGGGTGAGGGCTTTATCGATGCAGGTCTGGAGATCTCTCTACCGCTGGCTGGCGCAGTCACAGGGGCAGGTAGCATCACAGGCGATCTCTACCTGGCACTCACCATGTCAGGGGCTCTGACGGGCAATGGCATGATCACAGGAGACCTTGTCATCGCTCCAGACCCTCTCGGTCTCTATGGTGCGTGGGAGGTGCAGCTTGGTACGATGGGCCGCTTTGAGGTATCTCTAGACAATACACAGGTCTCTGTCGCCACTGGGCAGGCAGGGGCATGGAGCATAGGTCATGGCTGATCTGGTCAACAACGGCAAGCGCTTGCCGCTCACAGAGGACTACCTCACACCAAGGGGCATACAGCCTCTATACGTCGGAGACGACGTGCACTTTCGGTTTCGCGTACTCGATAGCAACCTCGATCCTGTGGACATCACAGGCTATAGTGTCGATGCAGTCATCACGGTAGGTAGCCATGTAGTCACACGGAGTAGTGGTGTGCCGATCCCCAGTGCCGGCGAGGATGAGATAGAGGTCGAGTCGCAGAGCGGCGCAAGCCTTGGTTTTTACAGACTCAATTTCTCGCACGTCGCAGCAGATGTGGCGCAGCTGACTACCATCATCGGTAGAGGCAGGTATACTGTGGCTCTGACTGATACAGCGGGTCTTGTGACGACACACGTCGCAGGAGCCATCGATGTCCTGGAGCCATGACATGCCAGCACCTAGCCTACTCCCTCTGCCACCTCTGCCTGACGATGCTGCACCTAGTGCTAGTGGCAGCCCAAGTGGCCCTGACAGCCCGACACACAAGCTGGTGTGGTATGCGATCACATGTGCCACATCGGCCATCATAGGGGCTGCCTCGTACATGTCAGGCTACTACACGCAGCCTGAGGCAAGGGCGCTTGAGCAGCGCATGACAGACCGTATCGACCGCGTCGATGACAGGCTCGACCTCATCAGCACACAGGTCATCGAGATCGCAAAAACAGTGGGCGCCAAGCAGATCTTGGCGCCATCATCACAGGCAGTCGCAGCAGGCTCACAGCCTGCCAAGTGAGGCACGGATGCTAGAGGGGATGGGTATTACAGGGGCGCTCTTGCCGTACGTCGTTTTTGCCGCAGCCATCGCAGCGATAGTGCTTGGTCTGCGAGAGGGCATCAAGCCACTCAAGCGCAGCCTGCTCTTGTCTCGCCTGTCGCCTCTAGTGCTCGGTGCTATCGGTGGCTACATCATACCAGAGCTGCATCCTGAGGGCACCAGTCGCATCATGGGCGTGCTGTATGGCGTACTTGCCGGCAGCTTCTCTGCGCCTATCTACCATGCTGTGAGACGTCTTGTGGCGAGCAAGCTGCGAGGCAGCAGTGCTCGGCCTGATGCTGGCGAGGAGACCACCTTCTCGGCAGACATCAGCGCACCTAAGCTCGAGGCTGTCAAGCGCATCAAAGAGGAGAGCAAGCCTGCTCCTCTGACCAAGGGAGAGGACGAGTGAGCCTCTGGGAGATCGTCGCACTAGCCATCGGCATCGTGCTAGGTGGTGCGCTCGGCGGCCTCAGCAAGCTGCGGCGCAGAGAGCAGCCCAAGACTCGCACGACACTGCACTCACCTGGAGTGCAGCCTGCCATCGCCCCTCCTCGCATCATCGAGAGACAAGAGGCTCTCCATGATGAGCATGCTGCTCTCGCGCACGAGGATGCTGTAAAACAGGCAGATGAGGCCAAACCCAAGGGCGACATCAAGGGAGCGGTCGATGAGCTTTTTTAGGTCTGTTTTTGTCGCTGTCATGCTGGCGTCGTGTACTCCCCTTGTGATGCCTCCTGTGCGCTCACTGCCTACTAGCCTACCCTCTGTGCTGCAGCCCACATCAAAGCCTGTGGTGATGGCCTCTGGAGAGCCTGCTCCGTACGATGGCGCGCTGCTCACAGAGGGTCAGCTGCGCATGCTCAAGGCGCAGAGAGACTGGCTGCAGGGACAGGTCTCCGCAGCCTACAGGCTCGGTAGACAAGAGGGGGAGATCGTCATCTCCGCAGCGCATAGAGAGCGCCCATGGAGAGATAGAGCGTGGATGGCGGCAGGTCTTGTCATGGGCCTCTTGCTAGGGTACACAGCGGCCGAGGTGACCGATGATAGACCATGACTACATATACACCTTTGACGACCTGCTCAAGGTGATCTTACCAGACAAGCCAGACGTGCAGCAGTGGATACTCGACAAAGACCCACAGGATGTCTCTGTGCTGGTCGATGCTGCCTCGTACATCATCAAGCACTGCCGACAGCTTGGCATATCCGAGGTCGAGCTCCTGCTTGGCATCTGCGAGCCACTGCGTGCACTGCGACCTTACATACCGACAGCAGAGGTCAGAGACGGCGGCACAGTCTTCCGTCGCCTCGGTGAGTGGGATCTGCTGTACGAGACGATAGCAAGAGCATGCACCCTGACGGCCGCAGCGGTAGAGGGCGACGAGGTCTCTCTGTCTGTGATAGAGGCTAAGATGGAGTCACGCAGGAGAGGTGAGATATGATCATGCGCAAGGGGGACAGAGGGCCGCACGTGATAGAGCTGCAGCAGGCGCTGCTAGGTCTTGGCGTGCAGCTGCCAAGATGGGGTGCCGATGGGGCCATGGGTGATGAGACTCTCTCCGCAGCCCATGAGCTCTTACGCAGGCTGCGCCCTGAGGCTCTGGACACAGACTACAGCATGTTGGTGGATACAGAGATCAATGCAATCTTGGCTCTCTTCAACAAGGCCAATGAGCGACCAGAGCCGCCTGTATCCTACATCGATTGCAGAGACCACGAGCTGCCCAAGGCACACTTGGTCAAGGTGCGCCCGTGGACACAGATCACAGCCATCGTGCTGCACCAGACTGCATGCACTCTTGGAGAGCGTCCGCAGCGATGGCACACTGTGCCCATCCACGTAGGCATCACCAAGCACGGGCGCATGCTGCACCTAAACGACCTGACCTACAATCTACCCCACGCCAATGGCTTCAACTCGCGATCGGTGGGCATCGAGATCGACGGGTCGTACGAGGGGGTAGAAGGGCAGAGACACACATGGTGGGCAGGTGGACAGGCACAGCCTGACACGCTGTCGCAGGCTGCAGTGCAGTCGTGCAGAGATGCCATCATCTGGCTGTGTGAAGAGGTCAAGCACCATGGAGGGCAGATCACCCACATCCTCGCGCATCGACAAAGCAGCAAGGACAGGGTGTCTGATCCGGGGTCTGCTATCTGGCAGCAGCTTGGGGTGTGGGCACAGCATAGCCTAGGGCTGTCAGATGGGGGCGAGGGGTACGCACAGGGTGGGCTTGCTATCCCAAGAGACTGGGACATGCGCAGGCTGGCGAGGTACTAATAATGAACGAAAAGCCCAAGTACCCCCGCCGGCCAGCTAGAGAACTTGGGCCTTTTTTCTTGTTTGTAACAAACACCCCACGAAAGGTGCAATTACATTATGGACAATTTACTCGTTATGTCAAGTGGGACATGCGCAGGCTGGCGAGGTACTAGCCCTGCCCCTTGATCTCCTTGGCGTAGGCCTGATCCTCACGCCTACACTGCACGTCACAGTACACCCTAGGCTCTCTCGTCGGGTGTACCTTGATGTCGTCTCCACACCATCGGCACGACCCTGTCAGCCACTCGACACGAGGCATCCTCTTGGGCTGCTCGTGCCCTGCCTCTTGCCTCCTGCGGTCATAGGCTCTGGCACTGGTGGTCTGGTAGTAGCCTGGTCTCTCTGCGACCCAAGCAGACAGCCTGATGGCTGCGTGTTTTTTACGGCACTCAGAGCCGCAGACCTTGGCTGTGGGCTGCGGAGGCAGGTACTCCACGCCACAGACCACGCACGGCCTCGGAGGCAAGGGAGGCTTGCGCCTGCTCTGCGTCTCGTGCCTGCGCTTGCACGTCGTGCCGCAGTAGACCACAGGCCGCCCAAAGGCCATGCGATGCAGCATGGGCTTGCTGCAGTGTCTGCACTCTGTCACCTCGCCTATCGACATGCGCCCCCCTTGACTCGCACTCGGTAGGTGCGTGCTGTGCCCTCGCACGCTATCGAGCAGGTCTTGCACCTGATGGCTTGCCTCTCTGCAGGGATCGGCCCTGTGCAGATCTTGCACTCAGTCGCTGCAGGCTGCACGAGGCCAAGCTGCTTGCGCCTGATGTGCCCTGCCTTACCCTTGGCATTGATGGCTTTGATGGTCTCTGGGTCGCTGTCGGCCTTGAGGCTCTGTCGATACTGCACACGCCATCGTCGGTAGTGCTCTGCACTGCAGTCGATAGAGCACGTGAGCGCTCTGCAGTGCACAGGGTCGGCCACAAAGACCTTGTCACAGACCGTGCACTGGCGCTGCTGTGACTTGCCTCTGCACCTGTCGTAGCGAGCTCGCCACATCGCAGCCTTGCGCTGCGCCTTGCACTCTGGCGAGCAGGTATAGGCTGCGTGCCAGTGTGGCAAAAAGGCGCGCTTACAGTGCAGGCACTCGCGCTCTGTGACACGCCATCGGGCGTGGCTGGCCTTGGCATGCCTCTTGGATGTGGCACGCTCGTACAGGTCTTGGGTGTAGCAGGCTGGCCCACAGTACCTGCTCTGCTTGTTTGGTGGCTGGTAGATCTTGCCACAGCGACGACACTCTCTATCTGGCAAAGGTGTCACGGGGATCGGCAGCCTAGGCATCGGCTCCCCCCTTTGCAGGCTTGCACTGCCTGCAGATCTGGGCTGCATGATGGTGCGGCCCAAAGGCCGAGCCACACCTGATGCACGTGCGCTGCTCGCTGACCCAAGCTGCACGAGGGCGCTTGCCCATCCTGTCGAGGCGTGCGGCCTCTCTGCATCCCAGAGTACAGTAGAGGCCAGTCTGTGACAGCGGACGAAACACGCGGTCGCACCAAGAGCACGGCCTCTTGGGCTGCTCTTTGTGCATCATATGACCCCCTCTCGCTGCAGCTGCTGCAGGCGCAGTAAGGTCTCGAGCCTGTAGGTTTTGGGCGCATCAGTGTCGGAGCGCCACTTGGAGAGGCGCTGTGGCGTGACACGGAGCACGTCAGCGACCCTAGCCATCGAGCCTCCAGAAGGCGGCCCTACCCTCTGCACGACACGCTCTATCAGAGCAGGCACCTGCGCCTGTGTGGGCAGGCGCTGCAGCGCACCGAGCAGCTCGGATGCGCGATCTCTGATGTCGTCTGTCAGCGTGACTGCGTGACCTGCTAGGCTAGCAAGGTGCCACTGCGTGATCTGACCACGGGTGACACCAAGCTCCTCGGCTGCGATGTGCAGCCCATAGCCTGCAGCCGACATGCGCTGCACGTAGTCTGCGATCAGCGAAGCATCGCGCGTGGCGCTCTTGGTGCCCTTGGCTGCGTCATCGACACCAAGCTCGTGCTTGACGATGCGCGTGAGCATGGCCTGTCTGCTGATGCCCTCCTCTGCAGCAATGGCAGACAGGGTCTTGTACTGCTCCTCGGATAGCCAGACCGAGATCTGCACCAAAGAGCCTGCGCTGCGCTTACCCACGGCGCACCTCCGTGTGTGCCTTGGTCTGCGCCCACTCGCACTCTGCCTGATGCAGAGCCTGTATCTCGATCCAGTCCTGCGACTCCTCGACATGATGCGGCACCACTGCCTCACAGTAGATGCACATCGACGATCCCTCATCGACTATGAGAGGATAGGGGTGATCTACATCGCCCTCGCACTCTGCCCACCCTAGCTGCATCGCGCACCAAGTGATGACGCGGTCTGCCTCCATGGATGGCAGGGACACGCCCTGCACCCCATCGAGCAAGGGCCAGAGGCTCTTGGGGATGGTCTTGCGGCTGACGCTCTGCAGCCTGCTCCACCACTGCTCGCCAGCGTGCAGGTGATCTATCATGATCATGGTCTCTTTGTGGTCACTGGTCATCTCGGTCTCCTCTGCAGGCGCTGCATGGCCTGCCCTGATGGTATAGCATAAGTGCCTGTAATGCTTGTTTTTTCTGCCCACCCCCAGATAGAATTACCAAGAGGTGACTGGCAAGGTCATGCTGCTCTGTATGCCCGCACTCATGCAGTATCAGTGTCTCGGCTCTTGGCACTCTTTCCTCCTTGCCTGCAGGCCGTGCATGTCTGCTCACGCAGGCGCTGCATGATCTGGGTGATGTGTAGGCCTCTGATGGGCCAGTGCGTCAGGTCGTGCCACTCTGGGTGGTCACATGCGTGTATGACACGCACAAGCTGCGAGGCCGGCATCACTCTACCGTCAAGTGCGCCTTGATGCGCACTGCCCCGCCAAAGGCTGTCGATGCTGCCTTGGCCGGCTTATCTGCAGCCTGATAATCTACAATCTCTGCACAGCTAGTGCAGAGCTGACCGATGATCTTCTCGTCGCTGTGCTCTGCATCAATGGTTCGTACCTCGTTGGCCTCGGTGCTGAGGCCGCATCTTCGGCAGATCTCGCATTGTGTCATGGTAGCGTCTCCTGTGCCCTTTAACGGGCTTTTGTAGTGCAGGGCAGGCATCGGTATAGCCTGCCTCGCGGTCGTCGTTTTTAGGGGCTACTGCGGCAGCCAACAGCCTGCCGCGTCGTCACGGGTCTTGATGTATGCCTCGGCCGTCGAGATGATCACGTCTGCAGGCAGGCCTGATGCCTGCAGTGTCTCGACGATGTAGAGGTAGCTCTGCCATTCTTCGGCATCGAGATGCGCCCCTAGCGAGGCGAGCGACATGGTGAGCTGCAAGTCTGTCATATCGCCCCCCATGTGCTGCGGGGGAGTGGGGTGCCGATCTCTTTGAGCTCGCCGCAGATCCAGCGCTGCAGGATGTACAGCGTGTGCTCGGCCTGCTCTGCCTTGGCTGCAGCGATCTCTGCTGCGTAGTCAATGCTCTCGTCGATGCTCTCCCAGCCTGCCTCCTGCTCTCTCTCCTGCTCTCTCTCCAAATACTGATACATGCTCATGGTGTGCTCCTTGGTGTTTGGTGTTGGTTGATAGTGGGGCAGGCCGTCACAGCCTGCCCCGTGGGATGTTGCTTTATGCTGCCAAGAGTGTGTGTTTGTTCACCAAGTCTGTGTCTACCGTGCCGTCTGTGTTCAGCTCGGAGATGAAAAACATCACCTCGTCAGTGTCGGTATGACCGAAGACCTCTGCCAGGAGGCCCTCTACATACACCTCTTGGGCTAGCTTGTAGGGAGCTGTATTGGTGGCAACTACCCACTCTTTGCCAGTCAAGCGGCAAGAAAAGCTCGCTACATAGTAGCTATCTGACTTGGTGAGCTTGTTCATCTGGGCGGCCTTTGCTACTGCGAGTCTCATCTGTCCATTCATCTTTGCTCTCTCTCTGCAGCCGTTTCGTCGCTGCATGAGAAATATATAGGCCCTTTCTTTTTTTTAGTCAACTATTTTTTTTATTTTTTTGAAAATAATTTATAGAATGTCGCAGAGCCTTACTACCAAAGGCTCTGCGAGACTTGCACTTACCACTCACTGTTGGCTGGCGTGGCCCTTTCGACCTGTGTGATGATCCATGTCGACAGGCGAGCGATCTCTTTGCGGGCCTGTGCGATCTGCTCTTTGATCTCGCGCACCATCGGGACGTGCTTGCAGTGTCCGTGGGCCTTGTGGCCGGGGCAGGTGCAGGTGCCCTCTGCGCTGCGCACTGTGTGGATGCCAGTGCTGCCGTAGACCTTGTGGATGCCGAGGAGGCTGCCACCGATGCGGCTGGTCATCTGCTCGACTGCCTGGTGTGCGGCCTCCAAGGCGGCCTCGGCCTTGGCAAGTCGGGTGGCCTTGCGCTTGGCAGCTGCGACAGCCTGCGCTGCACGGAGGGTCTCGAGCAGCTCGGTGCTCTGCTCTGCGACTGTGCAGTCGGTGTAGTGGCGGATGACAGAGCTCTTGCTGTTGGTGCGCATGCGGCAGACTGTGCAGCGCACTGCATGACGGTACAGCTCGAGGGTAGTCACAGGCTCGGAGACGATCTCAATGGCATCCTCTTGGGCTGCTACCTCTGCAGCCTCTGCGGTCTCGGCTGCCTCTACCTCTGCCTCGGCTGCAGCAAGCTCTGCATCGGCCTCCTCTTTGGCTGCAGCAAGCTCAGCCTCGAGTTTTTGGATTTTGTTGACTAGGCCAGCCACCACGGGGCCAGAGCAGTTGAGATTGTTGTACTCGACATTGAGGCGCTTGCGAGTATCAGCAATGGCATCCTCGATCAGCTCGACTGGGCTCTTGGCTGCCTGCTTGGCCTTGTACGCTGCCTTGACTGCAGCACGTACCTCCAAGACCTCATCTGCTGTGCAGTAGAGAGCGGTCAAGATCTGGCCTGCCTTGCCAGTGGTGAGCATCTTGACGATCTCTGCACTCATATAGGCGCTGCCTGCAGTCAGTGCAGAGCGGCTGTCGATGATGTAGCGTGCGCTGTCGAGCAGCTGCAGCTTAGTCTCGAGCTTGGCTACGTAGGCAGCAACCAACTGCTCGACCATCTCTGCAGGGTGGTTTGTCATTCTGATGAGGCTCTCAGTGGCCTGCATGGCTGCAAAGGGCAGGGCCTTGAGTGCGGTCTCGATGATGCTTGCTGCCCAGGTGATTTGCTTTGCGCTGCCGTTGATGTTTGCCATGGTGTCTACTCTCCCTCGCAGCCGTCTCGTTGCTGCATGAGTAATCTATAGGCCCTTTCGTTTTTTTAGTCAACTATTTTTTTTACTTTTTTGAAAAAAGTTTAGTCGACAGAGAAGAGCCTGTGTTTGCAGTGACTTAGGCGCGACTTGTCAGGATGGAGTGTTTTTTCGGGGAGCTGCGTGCCGTTTGATCTCTGCAAGCACGGCCTCGGGAGCTGCTCGCTTGCCTGCTGCATAGCCTGACAGGGTCTCAGGACGCAGCCCAAGAGACCGTGCCATCGCACGCAGCGACAGCCCAAGGAGCCCTCGCACGTAGCTGATGGCGGCGATCTGCTCGATGAGGTAGCTCTCGGGGCGCAGGGGGCGAGGCCTGACTGCAGTCTCTGCCCATCTGGCGATGGCATCGAGATCTTCGCACTTGACCCACCACCCCTTGGCAGGCGGCTCTTTGTGGGCAGGGATCGCCCCCGAGAGCACACCACGGTACAGCACGTGGTATGCGACTCGGAGGCGACGTGCGGCGACAGACAGTCGTAGGGAGGTGGGAGGGGTAATCATCGGCTAGAACGGGAGCTCGTCAGGCTCGATGGCGGTAGCAACCTTGTCTTGTGCTTTGACGCCTGCGACAAGAGAAGGGGCTGCTCTGCCTGCAGCAGGTGCAGGCACTGGCGCACGGAAGGCCTCTTTGGCCATCGCTGCCGAGGCGTTGGCTGCCTGCATAGCGAGGCGCTCCATGATGCGATCTCGGGTCGCATCGGCATCATAGCGGCCTGTGAGGGAGAGCTTCTTTTTGGGCTTGAGTATCTTGTCGACGCTCGCATAGGCTGTGCCCTCGCGTTCAAAGTGGGTGACCAAGAGCTGACACGACTTGCCGATGAGCTGCTCTAGGTCAAAGCCGGCTCGGAGATCGTCGGCTGTCAGCTCGACGCCACCACGCCATGCCTTGATGTCCTGCGCAAGCTTGGCCTTCTCATGCAGGCTGGCTGTGTATCGCTTGCTGAGGTGATAGGTGACACCCTCGTCGGTGGTGAGCTCCCACAAAATCTGCACTTGATGCTTGTCTCCGTAGCTGGTTGGGTTGGTGCCGAGGTCGATGACGTCGCAGCAGACTGCGTCGTAGAGGCCCTCGGGGCAGGCGGTTTGGTTGCTGGTGCGGTTGTGCTTGAGGATGAGTGCCATGAGATGATCTCCTTACCGGCCGTCAAGTGGGCAGCGGTGCGGAGACCCTAGCACGGGCAAGGGGCGCGTGCAATAGTAAAAATATTTTTGACAAAATCTTCGGAGTGGGGTACAGAAAAAAGGCCCTCGGAGGTGACGACTCCGAAGGCCTTACTTACACACAGTCACCAAGGAGAGTAATGACTATGGATACACTACTAGCACATCCGACCGCAGCTGACAAGACCCCAAAGACAAGCAACGCCAAAGGCATCAAGTGGGGCGTGCAGCGAGAGCCAGGCAAGCCCCTGCGAGTCTACGTGCTGCTCGTCAAGCCTGCTGCACCAAAGGCAGACAAGTGAGCGAGCGAGTCTCTGTCATGCTGCCCATGCGTCTCGTCTCGGAGGCCAACTGCCGAGAGCACTGGCGCGTCGTAGCCAAGCGCAAGCGTGGGCAGCGGCAGGCTGTGCGCATCGGCCTGCTGAGCACTCACATTCCATCGGTGCCGATCCCTTGCACAGTGACTCTGTGCAGGTACAGCCCGAGGCAGCTCGATAGCGACAACTTGCAGTCGGCCTGCAAGGCTGTTAGGGACGAGATCGCTGCTTGGCTCGGCATCGACGACCGCAGCCCACTGGTGACGTGGGTCTATCAACAGGCCCCTACCAAGAGCCTAGGTCTCGGTGCTAGGATGGGGGATCACATCCTCTCCATCATCATCGAGCACACACCATGACAAGACCCAAGTACCCCACCACACAGCCTGACGACTGCTACTGTTACACAGCATGGGTCAGGTACGAGAGCAAGCTGCCTCTGCAGCAGCTGCTCGAGCACCCCATCTGCTTTCTCGACACCGAGACCACAGGGCTTGGCTACAGTGATCGCATCGTCGAGATCTCCGTTTGTCGTGTCGAGGGGCAGCAAGAGCAGTGGCTGACCTCGCTGATCGACCCTGTCTGGGTCAAGCTCTCCGACAAGGCCAGCGAGATCTCTGGCATCACATCGGCAGATCTCGAGGGCGCACCGATGCTTGACGAGCTCGCGCCTCGCATCGCAGAGCTTGTCAGCGGAGCCTACATCGTCGCGCACAATGCGGCCTTTGACCGTCGCATGCTCGAGGCAGGGTGGAGAGATCTGCCAGAGACTGCGCCCAAGCTATCTCCGATGGGGTGGGTGTGCTCGCAGCAGCTGACCAAAGAGCATCTGCCAGGACTCAAAACTTACAGCCTGCAGGGGCTCGTGACGGCCCTTGCATTGCCATCACATACAGCGCACAGGGCAGAGGGTGATGTACGTACCCTGATGGCCCTGTGGGCGCATATCACAAGGGGATATCGTAGGACATGACATCATATACTGACATTGCACAAGCGGCCCTTGCATGGGCTGCCAAGGGCCTCAGAGTGCTACCTCTGACGTGGCCCATATCATCGACCCAGTGCTCGTGCGGTAAGAGCGACTGTCGCAGCATTGGCAAGCACCCTATCTATGAGCTCACTCGCAACGGTCTCAAGCAGGCGAGCACTGACCCACAGCAGATCGCCCTCTGGTGGTCTGCCTACCCAGAGGCCAATGTCGCTGTCGTGACTGGCGACGGGGTGGCAGTCATCGACGAGGACAAGCCGGGTGCACTCTTGGCTTTTGCCGCAGGCAGGGCTCTCCCAGAGACTCTGCAGGTGCAGACAGGCAAGGGCACGCATCACTACTACCACATCACAGGAGCCGTCAAAAACAGGGTGGGCCTTGCACCAGGCATCGACGTCAGAGGTGATCATGGCTACGTAGTGGCACCGCCATCCATCCACTACACTGGCGCTCTGTACGAGGTCTCGCAGGATGTCGAGATCGCAGAGTGTCCCGAGTGGCTCCGTGCCATCCTGCAGCCTGCCAAGCCGCAGGTGCAGGCACCGACAGGGGGGATCGTCATCCGTGGCACAAGCGGCAGTGGGGAGCATGCACGCCTGCAGGCGTATGCCCTCCGCACGCTGTCCAGCTGCTGCGAGATCGTCGCCTCTGCCTCCGAGGGCACGCGCAACCACACTCTCAACACCAACGCCTTCTTGGTCGGCACCATCCTCGGAGCCTCTTGGCCGCATGGCCTGTCACGTGGAGAGTGCGAGGCGAGGCTGTGGCAGGCTGCCCAGAGAGCAGGGCTGACAGAGCGTGAGGCTCTGCGCACCATCAAGAGCGGTCTCGATGCAGGTGTCAAGCGGCCGAGGTCGATGCCAGTGTCTCGGAGCGACTTGGTGAGCTACGTGCGCCACACTGCAGAGGTAGCAGCCCAGAGAGAGCAGGAGCAGGCAGAGCCTGAGCTCGAGGCCGTCGAGGCGCAGCAGATCAGGCAAGAGCTCTACGACTCGTTGACCAAGGATGACAAGGGCAAGGTCGTCAAGAGCAGCTCCAACCTCTATCGCATCCTACAGGGCGACCCTGCCCTTCAAAACTGCATGGTCTACAATGTCTTCTCTCGTGCAGTCTGCTCGCTGCGAGAGCTCCCTGCTGCCCAAGGGCTACAGTCTGGCGCGCCCTTTGTGCGTGGGCAGGCATGGCGCGATGTCGATGACAGCCGACTCAGGGTCTGGCTGCAGGATATCTATCGCACATCATGGGCGCTAGAGGATGTGGCCAAGGCCGTCGACCTCGTGGCAGACACTCGTCACTGGCACCCTGTGCGAGAGCGTCTCGAGGCCATCGAGTGGCACGGGGAGCAGCTCCTTGACAGGTGGCTCATCGACTACCTCGGAGCCGATGACACTGCCTACACCCGAGCAGTCTCTCGCAAGTGGCTTGTCTCCGCAGTAGCACGCATCTATCAGCCTGGGTGCAAGGCAGAGTGCATGCTCGTGCTGGAGGGCGAGCAGGGCATCGGCAAGAGCTCTGCCATCCGTGCACTAGCACTCGACCCACATTGGTTTAGCGACTCCGAGCTGTCCCTTGACGATGCAGCCCAGAGCGCACAAGCCCTCCATGGCAAGTTGATTGTCGAGGTACCTGAGCTCGCTGCCCTCTCCAAGACTCAAGTCGAGGTCATCAAGGCCTATCTGTCACGACAGATCGATCACTACCGAGCGCCTTATGAGCGCAAGGCAGAGAGCATCCCACGCCAGTCCATCTTTGCAGGCAGCACGAATGACACCCAGTACCTCAAAGACTCCACTGGCAATCGTCGCTTTTGGCCTGTGCGCTGTGCTCCTCTCTCGGGCAAGGCTGACATCCTAGGGCTCTCCACTATCGTCGAGCAGCTGTGGGCAGAGGCTCGACAGGCGTACCTGATGGGCGAGACCTGGTGGCTCGATGACCAAGACCACGAGGCCCTTGCCATCGCCAAAGACATCCAAGAGTCGCGCACTGAAGATGACCCGTGGGTCGAGCTACTCCGAGAGCGCCTCGACCTTGGTGTCAGATACGTGACCACCGACGACGTAGCACAGGCTCTCGGCATCGATATAGCCAAGCTCGACCCACGCACTGGCCTCCGCTTTGGCAAGGTCTTGAAGACCCTCGGGCTGACCCGTAAGCGCATTTCTATCGGTGGACAGCGCATCTATGCGTACGTGCCCTCCCTTAAGGGTGACGGGCTCCCCTTACCCTCCCCATTGGGGGAAAAAGGGGAGGGCGAGGGGAAGCTGTTGATATCACTACCCATTGAGGCCCATGCCTCCCCTTACCCCCCCTCTTCTCTTTATAATAATAATAAAAAGGCAGTAGTAAAAACGGCCGCGCGCGAGGAAGCAGAGGGGACTGGAGAGTCTAAGAAAAAAGCGAGACTCTTGGCCGTAAAGGGGGGGCAGGGAGGTGACGAGGTGCTAAGTGCCTCGAAATCACTGAATAATCTCAAGACCTCCCCTAGGGGAGAACCAAGGGGGGTAGGGCAGGCAGAGAGGGGAGGGCAGACCTCCGAGCTGTCTCCTGACGATGTATACGAGATCGAGGAGAGGGCATCGATCGAGCACGAGGCAGGGGTCAATCCCAAGGCCCTCAAGTGCCCCTACGACCGATGGCGTGACCGTGCTCGCTACATCCGTTGGCACGAGGCTCGTGGGCTGCCTATCCCAAAGGACGGTGACAAGTGACACGCGAGAAACACAGGTGGTCGCTGAGAGACTGGAAAGTGCCCCTGCTGCGCAAGATGGATGGCGAGGGCTGGGAAGCTCTGCCTATACAAATCAGACCCCGTAAAAAGGCTGCTAGGCCCCCTCTGTGGGCTGCTGCATGGGCGGCCCCTCTCTGTGGGCTGCTGACCTTGATCGGGCTGGTGCTTTGGTCGCTGATGGGGGGAGCATGATCAGGCTACTCCAGGGTGACTGCAGAGAGCAGCTCCGAGATCTGTCAGATGCCTCGGTGGACAGCATCGTCACAGACCCACCCTACGAGCTCGGGTTCATGGGGCGCAAGTGGGATGCGTCAGGCATCGCCTATGATGGGCAGGTGTGGGCAGAGTGCCTTCGGGTGCTGAAGCCAGGAGGGCATCTGCTCGCCTTTGGCGGCACTCGCACCTACCATCGCATGACTTGCGCCATCGAAGATGCAGGCTTCGAGGTCAGAGACTGCATCATGTGGGTGTATGGTTCAGGCTTCCCGAAGTCGCACAACCTCGAAGGCCAATGGCAAGGGTGGGGGTCTGCGCTAAAACCTGCGGTTGAGCCTATTGTGTGCGCTAGGAAGCCTCTTATCGGAACCATTGCAGAGAACGTGCTAGCCCATGGCACGGGCGCAATCAACGTAGATGGTTGTAGGATAGGGCATGACGTTCCTGAAAAACGATACAACCGACAAAGTGACGAATGCGATCATGTAAACCCTAGCGGGTGGAAGGAAACAAAAAGGACAGCTTACAGGCTATCAACGCCCGCTCCTTCAGGCCGTTGGCCCGCCAATCTCATTCACGATGGGTCGCCAGAGGTGGTTGAGCTGTTTCCGCAGACGACGAGTGGGGCAAAAAAACCAAATCATAAACGAATTGGCGGATATGGTGGCGACAGGCCAAAGCAGGTGTATGGAACTTACAAACAGATACCATGCGATTACCTCTCCGACAGTGGCTCCGCCGCTCGCTTCTTCTATTGCGCCAAAACAAGCCCATCCGAACGCGGTGACAATCGACATCCTACCGTCAAGCCGATCTCTTTGATGCGCTACCTATGCAGGCTGGTGACACCGCCAAAGGGCGTGGTGCTCGACCCCTTTGCAGGCTCTGGCACCACACTGGTAGCAGCCCGTGCGGAGGGCTTCTCTGCCATCGGCTGCGAGCTCATGCCAGAGCACATCGAGATCATCAAGCGCAGGCTTGACATGCCCATCGACCCTGTGACGATAGAGGACAAGGTTGAGACAGAGCAGCCTACAAAGACAACCAAAGACAAGCCAGTGCAGCTTAAGCTGCTGCTGTGATAGGAGGTGAGACATGGATGCGATACAGGCACTGATGGATCTGCTGCAGTACGTGGCGATGACTGACACAGTACGGCCTCCCAAGGGGGTCAGAGAGGCAGCGGCTCTTGGGCTGCGTCTCCGAGAAGACCAGCCTCCGAGCAATCGGGCTGGCACGCCCGTCGGGCTTGCTCGGGCACGTGACCTTTCCAATGGGCGGCCCGTGTCCTACGCCACACTCAAGCGCATGAAGGCGTACTTCGACCGTCACGAGGTCGACAAGAAGGCCAGTGGATGGCGACCTGGTGAGGAGGGCTACCCAAGCAAGGGGTACCAAGCATGGCTGCTGTGGGGAGGCGATCCCGGTCAGAGATGGGTGCTCTCCGAGCTGCGACAGGCTGGGCTAGTAGACAAGGATGGGGTGACACTATGACCGAGACACAGACGACAATGCAAAGCCTTCCTGCCTTCTTGTCAGATGACGGCAGACAGTACCTTGTTTGGTGCAGTCACTGCTTTTATTTCCATCGGCATGGCTCATCGTGCGAGGGGCATCGCTCCGCTCACTGCGAAGATCGACATGGGCCTTACAGCTCTACAGGCTATAGGCTTGTGCGTCATGGAGACTTTGACTGCCTCTATGGGCTGCTAACTGCAGCAGGCTTTACCGAGGCGCAGGTCAAGACAGCGATGGGATGGCGCAGCACAAGTGCGCCAAAGTCTAAACTGCGACTCGCAATGAATGACTTCTTTGCGACCTATAACAGCAAAGAGGGAAAGTCATGACACCAGAGCAAGCAAGATATCGCCTCGAATCCATGCAGTTTGTGCAGTCAGTGCTCGACGAGGTAGACACGGCGAGGGCCTGCTACCCAGACAAGCCGACGATGGCCGTGCTGGTCGAAGAGGTTGGCGAGGTGGCAAGGGCGCTGCAGGATGAGGGCAGGCAAGCCCTCTATGCTGAGTGCATACAGGTCGCAGCCATGGCGCTGCGCTTGGCTTTGGAAGGCGCAAGGGAGTATCAGAGGTCATGGCCAGAGGGGGAGACTCGATGATGTACAAGTACCAGATCACCGATTGCAAAGCAGCCTATATGACCGACAGCCTACCAGCTGCTCGGAGGGCCAAAGAGACGCAGTGCATTGCAGAGGGCTGCACTCCGCACAGGCACTTTGTCTCCGAGCTCCGTGTCCGTGGTGGACAGCTAGTCTGGGAGCTTATTGACCCCAAAGCGCAGAGCATCTGGCAGGATGTGATCCGAGACATGGAGGCCAGAGAGCAGCAGGGGCTCGAGAGGTACGGCAGATACCTCACGCCAGACAGCAAAGAGATCGGTCTGCGCGAGGCGTACGAGGAGGCGCTCGATCTCTGCGTCTACCTGCGCAAGGCCATCTCTGAGCTTGAGGGGGAGTGATGACAGAGTGTCCGCACGAGCAGGCCAGAGACCTCAAGAGGTACTACGTCAAAGACCCAGACGACCCGTCGAGACAGGCCATGCTCTGCGAGGCATGCTATAGAGGCAGTGGACGCAAGGCCTACATGCACGCTGTGGGGGGCTCCGCAGGCGTGCAGTGGTGGGTCATCGGAGGCGACGACACATGATAGTCAAGCGAGAGGCAGGATGGGTGCTGCTCACCAAGGCAGGCGACAAGGTGCTTGGGGGGCCGTACCCGACGAGACAAGAGGCCGTCGACCGCGAGAGGCAGGTCGAGTTTTTCAAGCGGCTGCGTGAGCTTGAGAGCATAAAGGAGAAAAATCATGAGGGGTAGAAGTAAAAAAAATCCTGAAATTATCTCAAAAATTCTTGCGCTGATAAGAGGCGCTGTCCCAACAGAAGCGGCATGTGCCATGGCAGGCTTGCCAAGACCTACTTGGTATGATTGGATGTCAAAAGACGAAGAGCTCAAAACACAATACCAAGAGGCTGTGGCAGCAAGTGAAGCCACATTAGTTTTGGAAATAAAAAAAGATTTATCTTGGCAGAGCAAGGCTTGGCTCTTGGAACGACGTTTTCCAGAACGATGGCGAAAGAGAGAGGAAGTCTCTCAAAATAACAAGACTGACCAAACCATTCGTCTGGTTTGGGGAGATGAACAAGACACAAAAAAAGAGGAGGCAAAACATGACAGTACAATTTAAGAACAGAATTATTGGCTCTGCCGAGCTTGACCCGATGTCACTAAAGGCTAACTCCAAAAACTGGAGGAAACATCCAAAAAGACAAAAAGAGGCCTTGGAAGGCATGCTTTCTCAGGTTGGTTGGGTTCAAGATGTTATTGTCAACAAAACCACAGGAAATTTGGTTGATGGACACCTTCGTGTTTCTTTGGCAATTTCGAAAAAAGAGAAGTCTATCCCAGTCAAATATGTTGAATTAACTCCGAAAGAAGAGGAGCTTGTTCTTGCAACATTAGACCCTCTTGGAAGCCTTGCAGAGACCGACAAAGTATTGCTTTATGATCTTATTAAAGAGGTCTCTACAGACCAAGCATCTGTACAAGCAATGCTTTCTGACCTTGCAAAGCAGGAGAAGCTACTTACAGAGCAAGCTATCATTGGAAGCGCAAAGTTGCTTTCTGAAACCAATTCTAGCTTTAGCGAGCAAGGATATAAAAATGACAAAGAAGACACTGAGGAAAGCTATTCTTATGACAAAGAAACAACACCTGATGAACAAGAAAAGACAACGCCTACTGATGTACCTGGTGCAATAAAGATGATAAGTCTTTTCTTAAAACTGAATGAGTTTGACGAATTCAAAACACTTTGTGAAAAAATAAGAGAGATTTATGGAAAAGATCTTACGATTACAGAGGTTGTATTAAAAGGGCTGCGCAATGCAACATACAATAAATAAAATAACAGTATCAAGTATCGAAATAAATCCTAAAGATTGGCTTGGCAGAATTCCAAAAAAAGATGATTTTGACATAAAGACATCAGCTTATGAGGAGACGGAAATATTTTGCGATGGAAAATTAATAGCTAAATACTATCCTTTTTTTTTCTCAGAAGAAGAAAACTTTTTTATATCAAAAAATATAGAACCATTTGCAGTTCCTACTTCCAATAGAGGCACTGCTGCAGGTAGCAAATCCTCTCGTAGAACTACAAAGAGTGGATATATTTCATCTACTACTGTTTCAGAAAAAACTCCCAAATCCGGTATTCTTGGGTATATTGATAGAGGCGGTGGAAAAAGGAATCCTCTTTGTAGAATGACAAGTAATACTGTTGAAATGTTCAAAAACTACCAAAGCCTACTTGGTTCATTTGAGAAGATATCTGCTCTTTTCCAGGCTGCTTTCCCGGAAAACTTTAGAGCTCAAAAAGAACATTGTGATAGCGCTCCAATAGAATACATAATACCAAACACTGTATTTACTACAGTCACAGTAAACAAAAACTTTTCTACAGCCTATCATACAGACAAAGGAGATTTTGACAAAGGAATTGGAATCATTGCTAGGTTTGGTAATAATAATTTTTCAGGCTCTGATCTTATAATTCCAAAATATAAAATAGCTATATCAACAGCTCCTGGTAGTGTTCTGTTTTTTAATGTCCATGATGTACATGGAAATACACCAATGACCGACATGAAATTTGATAGTAACAGAATAACTGCTGTTTTATATGCCAGAGAAAATATTAAAAAATGTCTTCCTTTTGACGAAGAAATAAAAAGAGCTAAAGCTATTTCGGAGCCTAAATGGTAACTATTATTGAGTTTGGAGAATCTCTTATTGAGACGGAAGATCTTGACCCTGTCTATGTAATGCTCAAAAGAGCAAACCTTGAAGACTCTTTATTGAAAAAATGGCTTCTAGCTTATTGGTGCTTCTACCATGTAGGTGTTGCTTCTGCACTTGCAGAAGCGCAAAGCTTTTATGATGCTTTTGCTAGTATCTTAAAGTCTGCACCAAGAGGAGCTGAAAGGAGACACTTTCGCGGGAAAACAGCTAATGAATCTTTTTCTTTTTTCAAAAATAATTTTTCAGCGCCAGAGTCTGCATGTAACTCTTTGCTTGTTGATAAAATGACCTTTGGAGAAATATCTAAAAAGGTTCAAAAGTGGCCATATTTTGGCCCATGGATAGCATTCAAAGTTGCAGATATGATAGACCGCGTCTTGTCAATAAAAGTAGATTTTTCTGACTGCAAGCTAGGTATATACAAAGAGCCAGCCTTAGCCGCTAAATTAATTTTTCCTGACAGAGATGCAGAAGAAACTGCAAATATTATTGCAAAAAAATTTAGACATAGACTTTCTCCCCCTAGCTATGACAGGTTAATAAATATACAAGAGGCAGAGACAATCTTATGTAAATACAAATCTTATCTTAATGGAAGTTATTATGTAGGAAAAGACAGCAAAGAGATTCTTCACAAACTTGATGGATGGGGCCCCTTGGCAGAAAGCTTGAAAAGCAAATGTCCTCAAAAATACATATAAATGGAATGGGAGTCATTGGAAGTTTTTTGGCACTAGAGCTCGAAGAAAAAGGAATTGATTTCACATGGTGGGATTCTGATGAAAAAATAACAGCATGGAGGGCATCTACAGGAGCAGTTTTTCCAGACTCAAATAGAAATTCTCAAATAGCATATAATCTTTGGAAAAATTGGCTTAGTGATTCTAAAGGAACTAGAAAAGAAATATTGCAGCAGTGCGTTGAAATTTGCTCTTGGTGGTACTCAACCAAAAACGCACCACATGGAGTTACAGCTACACCAAAGGCTGACATTGGTTTTCTTAGGCAATGTTCTCAAGACTCAATACATGTCAATGCACAAATATTGGTTGAAAAAACAAGACAAATGTTTTCTGAAAAAAAAACCAGTGAAATAAGTCTAAACACCAAAGTCATAAATTGTTTTGGGCACAATGAAAGCCTTACCCATTATGTTTGGGGATGGACACGCCTTGTCAAGATAACTAGTCACGTCAAAGCTCTTTTTTGTAATGAAAAAAAACGTCCATCTTTCTACTGCCGAGAAGGACGCTTTGTAATGGCATATGCTTATCCATGCCCTGGCACCCCCTATTGGTATGCGGGGTCTAGTTTAATTATGCAAAAAATTGCAAAAGAGCTATCTGTTCAAGATAAGTATGAGAAATGGGAAAATAATATAAAAAGACTTACAGACTATAAGTTAGAAATTGAACCAGCAGGTGACTTTATTCATGGGTGGAGGCCTTGCAATAAACAAAAAGAAGAGGATGAGTTTTGCTTTATAGACTCAAGAGGTCAACTAACTGTTATGCCATTTTGGCATAATGGTATAAGAGTATCACCTTTAATAATTCAGTCTATTTTACAGGCAATATAATGAATAAAATTATTGGAATTACAGGAGAGCCGGGAAGCGGTAAAACATATTCTATAAAAACTATTCTTTCTAATAATCAAAAAGGAGAATGGTTTACATATAAATCAGGTCTTTTAAGATTCCATAAAAACGAATTAAGAAAAACAATAATTTTAGGACTATATGACAACACTTCTGTTTTTGACGGAACAGACCGACTTTCTATGGCGGTTCAACCTGATGCAGAAAAGTTTTTCCTTGATAATTTTTTAGAAAATTATTTGATTATTTTTGAAGGTGACAGACTTTTCAACTGTAAATACTTATGCTTTATAGAGTCTTTACAAAACACTATAGCCTCTTGGTTCTGTATAGATGTAGATAGTGAAATATGTCAAAAGCAAAGAGATAAAAGAGGAACCAAACAACCTGATTCATTTATAAAATCAAGAAAAACAAAAATTGAAAATATATCAAAAACTCATTTTCTGCAGAAAGTTACACAACAGGATTTATTGCTCTTTCTAAAAGAAGTCTATGAGGCTCAATGAAAATAATCGCTCCCTCCCTACACCCAAAACAAAAAGAAATTTTTTATGATCAGACAAGGTATAGAGTTTTGGCCTGTGGAAGGCGATGGGGCAAGACAAGGATGGGAGTAGCAGTTGCCATAGAGGAGCTAATAACTCAAAAAAAAACAATGTGGGTAGCCCCCACTCACGATGTCTCTCGTCTTGCCTGGAAGGCCTGTAAAACTCTTTTGCAGCCTCTTATTGCTCAAGGGCTTGTTGAGGTAAAGGAGGCTGAAAAAACACTCAAGGCAAATAGGGGGGAGCTGTTATTCAAGAGTGCTGAGAAAGGCAATAACCTCCGAGGCGATGGCCTTGATATGATAATTTTTGACGAGGCAGCCTATCTTGATGGAGATGAAGTTTGGCACAAGGTGCTCAGGCCCTCTCTTTCGGATAGAATGGGCAGAGCTATTTTCTTGTGCTCACCAAGGCGCGAGCAGGATTGGTTTCATAAGCTTTATCTCAAAGGACAAGACCTCTCTGAGCCTGAATATAAGTCTTGGCAGCTTCCGTCTTGGACAAACCCCTACCTTGCCCAAAGCGAGATTGATACTGCCAGAATGGATATGCCAACAATCAATTTTCGAAGAGAGTTTGGGGCAGAGTTTGTCTCCGCAGAAGGTGCGCTGTTGCGACCTGAGTGGGTCAAGCAGGCGCCCGTCGATGTCTCTGCTTTGGGCGGCACAGTCTCCATGGGCGTCGACCTAGCGATCTCTACCAAGACCCACGCCGACTACACTGCCATCGTGGTCTTGCGTCGCACTGTGGATGGCAGGGTGTACGTGGTTGATGCGCAGCGAGCTCGCCTCCCCTTTGACCAAGTGCTGTCCTTTGTGCGCAGGATGGCAGAGCAGCACAGGCCGCATGTGGTAGCCATCGAGCAGGTGCAGTATCAGGCGGCAGTCATCCAAGAGCTGCACCGCACAACCACTCTGCCTGTGGTGCCCATCAAGCCCGAGGGCGACAAGGTCTCGAGATTCCTGCCTTTACAGACCAGATACGAGCAGGGGCTGGTCTATCACTGCGTCGGAGTGCCAAGGGATTTTGAGAGCGAAGTGCTGTCATTTCCGGACTCTGTGCACGACGATCAGGTCGATGCGATGTCTTATGCGTGGATAGGGCTTGCAAGACACTCGCAACAGGTGCTATATAGAGGCACTTCTATAAGCTCGCCGAGAAGTGCTTATATAAGCACACCGGTAGCTAGGTCTAAGGGCAGGCTGTCAGGATACGTGAAATGAGCATCTGGGCAAGACTCTTTGGTGGCGGTAGCAAGGTCGAGACTCTGTCTCTGCCAGCGCCCAAGGTGTACGCAGCGCCAGTCTACTCTCAGCTTGGGCGGCCTGCACCCAAGGACATCATCAGGTGGCCTGAGTACGCGACAGCAGGCCTGACCCCGACCAAGCTAATCAACATCACGCGTCAGGCAGACCAAGGCATCCTGCAAGATCAGATGGCCTTGATGCAGGAGATCGTCGGCAAGGACGGTCTGGTGCAGGGCCTCTTGACGACACGTCTGTCGGCACTGTCTCGCAAGCAAGTCAAGGTCGAGCCAGCCAAGAGCGACCCAGATGAGGCGCGTGCTAAGGCCGTGGCAGAGTACTGCCAAGGTATCCTTGATGAGCTCCGCATGGCAGAGCCTCAGGTGGATGGCAGCTATCGCTACACAGGTAACATCAGCAGCATCGTCGAGGCCTGTGCTATGGCAGCATGGTATGGCCTCGAGGTCTTGTGGGTACACTGGGGCACCAAGCCCGGCGAGTCTGTGGCACGGCCTATGTACCTCGAGTCTCTCGACGAGCGGCGATACGCCTACGATGTGCAGACACAGACGACGCACCTATCGACCCTTGACAGCCCAGTGTACCCGGGCACTCCGCTCACCGACTATGACCCTGCTCTGTATGTCGAGGTGCGCAACACACGCTTGACTCCCAGACTGTCGCAGTGCGGTGCAGGCAGAGCCTCGCTCTTGTCGTACGCACTGCGCCTCGGTGCGATGAAAGACCTCTTGACGTATGCGGAGGTCTGGTCGCTGCCTGGCATCATCGGCAAGATGAGCAACGACATCTCGGGCGCTTTCAGCCCCGAAGCCGTCGCGTCTTTCCAGCAGATGCTCTCGGAGTTCGCAGGTGACAGCAGGCAGATCTTGCCACCGGGCTTTGACGTCGAGGTCTTGTCAGCCGTCGCAGGTGGAGAGCGTGTCTTCGAGCTCTTGGACAAAATGACTGAGCGCCAGATTCAGTTTGCCATTGTGGGTCAGGTCTCGACAGCATCGGGCGACACGTCATCGTACGCCAGTGCAGCCGTTGGGATGCAGGTACAGGACACGCTGACAGCAGGCGATGAGCGCATGGTTGGCGAGGCTCTCGAGAGCCTGCTAGCCTACTCTGTGCGCCTTGCCTTTGGCCCTTCAGCTCCGACACCCAAGGTGGTCTTTGCGAGTGAGAGCGGCCTAGCAGCAGCCAAAGACCGAGGCGAGATACTCGCACGCGTCACGCCTGCTCTGGTGGCCTTGCTAGACAAGGGCGTGCCTATAGACATCGAGGCTCTTGCGAGCATGTACGAGATACCACTCAAGCAAGAGGCTCCCAAGGTGGTGATACCATGATTAAGCAGAGCTATGCCATGACAAGCCCAGATGGGCTGATACAACTAGCACGCACTGGCCGATTCTATCGCGAGGATCACGGAGGGAGCTTTGCCGTGACCAAGCGGCAGCTGCTCGAGATGCGTGACAACGCCATGGATCGCGGCCTAGACATCCCCATCAAGTACACCCACGCAGGCGACACCTACGCTGCAGGCTGGGTGGACTGCATGTCTCTGTCTGTGCAGCCCATGGGCACGCACGGGCACGGGCTGTTTGGTAAGGCCAGATGGACGGCAGAGGCTAAGAGTCAGCTAGAGGCAGGCTCTCTCAAGTACATCAGCCCCGAGATCGTGTGGGCGGCGAAGAGAATGGCGGACACCAAGCGAGGGTCTGCAGGTCAGGATGTAGGTGCAATGATGGTCGGGGCTGCACTGGTGCTGACCCCATTTTTCGACATGGCTCCGGTGAGCCTGTTTGACGCCCTTGGTAAGGGCACACGAGGTGCAAAGATGTATAGTCACATGATGGCGCTAGTCAGCCCAGAGCGGCTGGCAGAGGTCTCGGCTATGCTCGTCGCCAATGGTGTCGCAGAGGATAAGAGCATGGGGCTTGCCGCCCAGATGCTGCTTGGCCTTGTGCGCGACATGATCAAGGGCGCCGAGGAAGGCTACAAAGAAGAGCCGATGGAAGAGGAAGAGAAACTCGAGGTCGAGCTTGAGATGCCTGCGATGGAGATGCAGGCCGAGGGCGAGCTCATGCCAGCAGTGGCAGAGAGCAAAGACCTCATTGAGCCGACGGCAGCAGAGATGATGCCATCGCTCGCAGCCTCTCTCGACAAGGTCAAGAAGGCCTTTGGGCTGCAGGCAACTGCATCAACCGAGGCTCTCGTCGCTACAGCAGAGGCACAGCGCAAGGCGTACACTGCCCTGCAGTCTCGCGTGGTCGGGCTCGAGAAGGCCGAGTCAGAGCGCAAGCAAGCGGCCGCACAGGCTGTCTTTGCTAAGTACGAGGCCGAGGGCCGCTTCCGCTTCCAGTCGACCGACAAAGACCCCAAAGGTCTCGATGCGGCCAAGAAGATCTTTGACAAGGGCATTGATGTTTTCGAGGCAGTCTTTGGGGCGGTGCAGCCGCTCTCGACCTTTGCTTCTACCCCGAAGGCTCCAGCAGCTCCTGCCTCTAGTGGCAAGCGATACGTCGACCCGACGACTGTGCCAGCTGCGGAGATCCAGTCGTACATGGCACAGCACAATGTCAACTACGGCGAGGCCCTCAAGGCCCTGCTCAAAGCCAAGTAACGGAGGCACTCTATGGCTCTCAATCTCAGCCCAAACACACTCGGCGTAGAGCGTGCGTACATCGCAGGCGGCGCCATCACTCAGTACGCAGTCGTGGTGCGCACCACTGACACAGCAGACGGCCTTGACCCACGCGTCATCGAGCCTGCTGCTACCTCTGATGCACCAGAGGGCATTGCCCAAAACAGCGCAGCCGCAGGCGAGGTCGTCCGCGTGCGCATCTCTGGCGAGTCTTTTGTCATCGCCAATGGCCCATACAGCGTGGGCGATCAGCTCTCCATCGCAGCCACCTCCGGCACGGTCGACACAGCAGCATCAGGTGACCGTATCGTAGGCGTGGCACGCGAGGCAGCAGCGGCAGCAGGAGACATCAAGGTCGTGCAGCTCGACCTCACCAGCACACTGCCGTAAGCAGTGCGAGCATAGGAGACATTTATCATGGCAGAGCTCAACCAACTTTTTAGCCCACAGACACTGCAAGATGTGTCTATCCAGTACCGTAACGCCCAGTACATCGGCGCGCAGATCTTCCCGATCATCAAGGTACCCAAGCCAGCAGGCCGTTTTTTCAAGTATGGCCAAGCTGATTTCTTCACCTATGTCAACGACTTGGCCGACCACCGCAGCAACGTGCAAGAGGTCGAGGTCAACTACGAGACCGCGAGCTATGCTACGGAATTCCATAGCAATTTCTCGTTTGTCTCCAACGACGAGATCGAGGCAGCCGATGTGCCCCTCGCACCCCTCATCGATGCGACCAATCGCGCAACAGATAACGTCATGCTCGGCCACGAGATCCGCTCGGCTCTGCTTGCGTTCGACCCAGCGAATTTCTCCTCGGCCCAGAAGGACAGCCCTGCGACCAAGTGGGATGCTGCCAACTCGACCCCGGTACAAAACATCCTTGCAGCCATCGACGGCACCTTCGGCAACGACCCGGTGTACGCTGCCATCGGTCTCGATGCATACCGCGTCCTCCAGTCTCACCCTGACATCCTCGAGGCATTCCACTTTGTGAGCTCTGGCGCTGTCGCATCACGTCAGCAGATCGCACAGTTCTTTGGGCTCAAGGATCTCTTTGTTGGTGAGAGCCGCAAGATGACAGCAAGTAAGGGGCAGACCCCGACCTATGCTCGCATCTGGGGCGATGCCATGCTGCTCTTCCGCCGCCCGGATGCACCGAGCCCACGCTCTGCATCCTTTGGCTACACCTTCGCATGGCGCGATCGTGAGGTCTTCACCCAGCCCAACCTCATGCGTGGTGGTGGCTCTGGTGGAGTCGATGTCAAGGTGTCCTTTGCCTACGACATCAAGATCGCTGCAGAGCCAGCAGCCTTCTTGCTACACGACGTCCTGACCTGATAAGATGAGCGCACTCCTTTGGGGTGCGCTCTGTAGTGTGTCTCACAGTGGCAATGGGGCCTTGCTTGCATGGTGTGGGCAAGGATGTCGTGAGGCACGCTACAGAGCGTATTGCATAGGGTGCGCTGTGTAGGCTGCCTGAGAAGCATGTGACTCCATGGTGGAGTTTGTGTAGGGACTCAGGCATCCTATAGAGCGTATCGTGAGGACACCATGACACTACCAGTACCAGCCAGATCGACCCTAGCCACAGTGACCAGAGTCGCAGCAAGTGCCACGGCGGTCACATTGGCAGCTGCCAACAGCTTTCGGATGGGGCTGTTTTTGTACAATGACTCGACCGCAGAGGCTTATGTCAAGTACGGGTCGGGAGCCACAAGCACTGACTACACCATCAAGATGGGTGCAGGCAGCTACTGGGAGATGCCCTCCCCTATCAACACTCTGCTCATCTCTTGTGCATGGGCAAGCGCCACGGGTGCAATGCAGGTCACCGAGGAGAGCTGATGGGCTACTGCACAAAGGGTGACATACAGGATGCTATCGGAGGGCCTCAGGCTCTCGTCTGGCTCACTGACCTACTCAACGTGTCGGTCGACGTCTTGGCTGTATCATCTGCCATTGCATGGGCGACAGCAGCCATCGACAGCTACGCCATCGGCACGCCTGGCACCCTGACCACGGCGGGAGCTCTTTGGCCGACGACACCAGACCAAGCCAAGCAGACCTGCATCACCCTTGCTGTGTATCGGCTCTATGCGACCATTAGGCGCGAGGTGCCGGAGCAGTGGAGGCTGGCCTTTGATGCTGCCATGCAGACACTCGCAGATCTAAGGGACGGCAAGGTGTCGTGGGTGGCGACGATCCCCCCTGCAGTGCAGGCCGTCTCCACAGTCAGCTTTGAGTCGTCACGGCAGGCCCCTAGCCTTGGCACATTCCGTGTCGCCAAGCGATCCCAGACCGACGGCCTATGACACCCCCGACTACCATCGAGACTATCCTTGATGCCATTGCCACAGCCCTTGAGACTGTGGTGTGCCCTGTCAAGCCTGCGCTCAAGTTTGTGCGATGGCGTGGGTCTCAGGACATCAGAGACATACCCGGTCCAATGAGGGAGCGTGCCTTTTTACTGCGCCTCGGAGCGAGCAGCACACCTCGGAGCATGAGCAGCCAGCGCATCTCTTGGTGTCGTGCGGAGCTCCTCTTGCGCATCGGGTACAACCTCAACGAGCCGCGGCAGGTGGACCCACTCGGTGTGGGCATAGACCTCTTGCCATGGACAGACGAGGGAGTCATCAGGCAGACCATACAGTATGGCAACCCGCTGCTCTCAGTGGACAACGTCAAGCGCTTGGTCTTCATCGCAGCTGATGCCCCCGCTGGAGTCGAGAGGCAGTACCGCTTTGATCTTGAGTGGGCAGAGGTAGTCAAGCCATGAGGGCCTCTTACCGCGTTACACCGATGAGACTCTATGTCGATGAGGCTGGGCTGCTTGCTACGACACAGGCTGTGGCAGATCTGCAGGTCACACAGAGCCGCTTTGGCAAGGTGGATGGCACAGGCAGACCTTACCCCATGGGCGTGACCAAGCAGCCAGTCGACATGTACGACACAAGTGTGATGCTGACTCGGGCTCTTGATGTCACAGCGGGCAAGATCGTGTACTATGCGCCCTATGCCTCTATAACGCAGGCACGGTATCAGTGGGCAGGCATTGCACCACAGTACATGCCAGACCTCTACCAGACTATACAAGTGCCCTTGTCTCGTGCCATCAGGGCCGAGGACATGGGGCAGTAGGAGACCATCATGAGCACAGGCGCACTGACACGCATCCAGAGACTAGCCATCGGCAAGGAGCCGACGATATACGACACCCCTGCTGGCTTCACCCAGATCTCTGCTATCGAGGCTGTGTCGATGACAGCGAGCCGAGAGGCACTTGCAGACAATCGCCAGCTGACCTCTCGCAAGGCGCAGCACGCATCACACCTCGGGCAAAAGAGCTTTGAGGCTGCCTTCACCGTGCCCATCCACGACGAGATCCACAGTCAGCTTGATGACGTATGGACAGCAGCACTTGGCAGCAAGACAAACAACGCAGCCTTAGTGTTTGTGTCTGGTACCCAGTCAACCATCACTGTCTCCTCGGGCGTCTTTGACCCCCTGATACTCATCACCCTCTCTGACGGCTCGATGTTTGTGCGCCCTGTCAAGAGCGTGGCTGGCGGCACTGTGGCGACACTTGCCATCAAGCTTCCTGCCTTAAGTGGCCGCACAGTGACTGCTGTAGCCAATGCCACGGCGTGCTATGTGCAGTCTCCGGGCGCCCTTGTCGACACATTCACGCTCGAGATGGACAGGGACCAAGAGCCTGATCAGGTGCCCTATATCGGCAAGGGCTGCGCTGTGGCCTCTCTTGGCATCAGCCTTGATCTAGCCTCTCGCCTCTCCGCAGCCTTCAGCTTCACCGGCGGCGACTGGGATCAGAGCACACCAAGCAATACAGCCGACCCTGCAGAGATCTCTGGGCAGCAGCTCGGGTACGCGGCCGAGGCGTTTTTGCAAGACATCGACACACCTGTGGCTGGCGTGCAGATCGACCTCAACACGGCGACTCTCAACCTTGCATCTGCACCTATCGCAGTGCGTGCGACACGTGCCTGCCTTGACAACGGGGCGATCCCGGGTAGCGCCATCACACACTACAAGCGCGGCCTCTTTGGCGTCGACCCAGTGGGCTTGACCTTGGCTGTGGCAGATGACCAGTACGTGGCAGACCGCACAAACAAGACGCCCAAGGCGCTCTTGATGAGTTTTTGTGCGGGTGGTCCCGGAGACGCAGACACATACAAGATGGCCATCTACTATCCACGCCTTGTGCTTGATGCAGACCCGACACTGACAGACATCGACGGCATCGAGGGCATGGGGCTCTCGTACCGTGTCGAGGAGGAGGCTCTAACAGCGCCCTACCTCCTGCAGTGCGCAGTGGCCTTCTTCTCCATCTAACGCCCCCCCTTGACCCTCTATCTGGGCTGCTCTATAGATAGGGCTGTCCGATAGAGGAGAGCATCATGCCAATCACAATCGACTACCTGAGTCTCGACACCAAGACGACTTGGGTCGAGGTAGTCATCGACCCCAAAGACCCGGGCGCAGGCTCGGTCAAGCTCAAGATCAAAGACATACCATGGGCCAAGTGGCAGAGCCTGCAGATAGAGCTACTAGCAGCGCAGCAGGCTCTTGCTACCTGCATCGAGCATGTGCAGCGAGAGGGCTCCGACCGCACAGCCTCTGTCAAGTATGGAGAGGGACTGCAGCGTGTCATCACAGCACAGACTGAGATGATACGATGGGGTGTGTGTGGTCATGACGAGATCGTCACGCAGCAGGGGCCAGTGCCCTTTGAGAGCGCAAGCATGAGCTTTGATGGTGTGCCCTACGAGGTGGCAGCACCCTCCATGCTGCTCTTGTACTCTCGCCTCGGAGTGCGCCCCTCTCGACCGATGACCTTTGTGGCAGAGGCTGCTCTGGCAGTAGCAAGGGTGCAGTCTGGTGAGGCGTGGCCTACAGCGGATGAGCGATGGGCAGCGGGCAAGAGCTGACCCTCACGCAGCGCATCTCCATACAGCTGCGCCTTGGGCAGCGCATCACAGTGGCAGTGGGTGATGCAGTAGGCTCCATCGGTCTGCGGTCTCACCTACAGCCTGACCATGCACCTTGCCGGAGGCGCAAGGATCTCTCTGTGCGCATCGACTACCACGAGGGCAAGCACGAGGCGGACTACATCGTCGGCTGTCCTGGAGAGCACTTTGATGCGCATCTGCAAGAGCAGGTGTATCGGTGCATCATGATAGAGGACATGGGCGGGCTGTCTGTGCTATCATCTCGCGCAGTAGGGCATCTGCCGACAAGGCTAGTGGAGTTTTATCGAGCAGTGCTGCAGGCAAGGGATCGCCTGCTTGCAGAGCGCAGCGAGCTCCACAGCAAGCTGGCCAAGACTGCCCACACAAAGAGGTGATAGATGATGGAGTACAGAGCGCTTGGTACAGTGACGACACTGGCAAGCGCAACCAATGTGGGTCTTGAGGTCAGTCTTGCCGATGGTCTTGGTAACACGGTTACGCTCAACAGCAGCATCATACCATACCTGACACTGTCGGGATCGTCCCGGTACCCTAGCCTACTGACAAGCCTTGCCCTGCTTGCCAAGACTTGGCTCAACGCCGCAGCGGTGGCGAGTGGCGTGCTCACAGCGACCACGGGCTTTGATACCGATGTGGACATCACACCTGCAGTCACGGCCAATGGCTGCCTTTGCACTCTTGAAATCACGCAAGTCGGATACAATTTTACGGCGTCAGGCGCTCCAGCGCAGATCACTGCAGCCTCTCTTGTGCAGTCGGCAAGCGGCATCTGGACAAGCGCAGGGCTCATGGCAGGCCCTAGCCTGACTCGCGCAGCGACCTCCACCACAGCCAGCACAGCCACATGGGCAGGGCTCTTTCAGGGCCGCTCGGTGTACTGCTTTGAGCGTGGCGAGGATGACGGTGGAGACACGGAGAGCGGCAGCTACATCAGTCACCACATGGCCTCTGGCTTTGTGCGCAGCTATGACCTCGTGCCGCATCGCACGACAAGGGCTCTGCGCCTCCTTGACCAAGACATCGACATGGCCGGCCCTCCACTGCACATCGGCCTCTTGGCTGCCGTCTCGCCTATCAACGGAGACAGAGACACCCTCACGATGGCCAACCCCTCGCAGGTCTTCAGCATCGGGAATCCAAGCTACAACCAAGGCCTCGCAGAGGTAGGGCGCTATGTCTCGATCGCTGGCAGATGGGTGAGTCGCATCAGGGCAGTGACAAGCAGCACAGTGCAGCTGTGGGATGCAGTGCCATCCACAGTGACAGTGCCTGCGCTTGGTGAGCTTGTGATGATCTCGGAGGCTCATGCTCTGTGGTACGAGGCACTACGCCTCGGAGCCTTTGTGGTGTACGGTCTCGATGAGCAGACAGGCCTCCCCTTGTGGAATGGTGAGAGCTACGCCATGCAGGGCGATGAGGTCACCTACTTTGCCGAGCGACGAGACATCGGCAACCCGCTCTACAGCTACACCTTCAACCTCCTGCGCAAAGACGTCATAGGATAACACATGGCAGTCATCGTCGAAGTAGTCATCAATACGCAGGATGCAGAGCAGCAACTCAATGCCTTCCAGCAGGCCACTGCCGAGAGCATCGCAGCCTCGGTGTCAAGCATCGGGCAGGGTGCAGGGCAGGCTGCGACAAGAGCAGTCTCGCAGGCAGGGCAGGCTACAGCAGGGCAAGCCAAGATGACAGGCGCCAAGGCCGCCGCAGAGTTTCTGCGCGGCTTTGACCCTGACAAGCTGCGCGCCTCTCTAGAGAGTGCAGGCCTTGGTGAGCAAGAGATCGACATCATCATCAATACTGCACAAGCCAAGGCCGAGACTCAGGGGCTCAAAGACAGCATCGCAGGAGCACTCTCGGAGGCGTCAGGGCTTGCAGAGGATGTGCTCACTAGCCTCTCGGCACAGGTGGCAAGAGAGGTAGACAGGGCGGCTGGCAAGGTCAAGAGTGTCACCGAGATCGTCGATGGGGTCAGGGAGGTCAAAGAGGAGCTCAAAGACCTTGGGGCTGCAGGGGGTGCAGCGGCAGAGGGCATCGGGCAGCTTGTGCTTGAGAGCACTGTCGACAAGTTTGGAGACGTCAAAGACATCTTCGAGAAGACTGGGCAGAGCCTGCTTGGCCTCTCAGAGCAGACTGTAGAGTATGGTGTGCTCATCGGTGACATTGCAGAAAAAGGCGCAAGCATCGGCGCAGTCTTTGGCCCTGTGGGCGCGGCTGCAGGTCTTGTGGGTGGTGCCATCCTAGGCGCCTTTACCGCAGCAGCAGATGCAGAGAAAAAGTTTCAAGAACAACTCAAAGAGCAGCAGGCGCAGCTTGCCGAGACAGAGCAGTATGTGGTCGACCTCAAGGTGTCGTATGAGGGACTTGCCAGCATCAGCTTTGACACGCTGCTCTCCAACCTCGATGAGATCGCAAAGAAACAAGATGAGGCCGAGAAGGCACCAAGGCAGACTGCAGAGCAGATCAAGCTCTATGTCAAAGAGGTCTTGGCTCTTGATGAGGCTCGAAACGAGACCATGGCTGTAGGGGCAGACAAGCTTGCAACTATGATCATTGACAGCCAAAGGCAGATCAATGATGCACTGTCAGAGCCTCGAGAGCCTAAGAGTCTTGAGCAGCTCAAGGAGGCAGCCGACGATGCGAGGTATGAGCTGCAGGAGACGCAGAAAGAGCTTGGTGCGCTCTATAACTCGCTCAAGCCACCTAAGAGTCTACAGGAGGCTGTTGGTATTTTTAGTCAGCAGACCTTTACTTTTGCAGGTCTTGCAGACGCATATCGTCGTCTTACTGGCCTGCAGACCACGGCAGAGAAACAGGCTGGCACTCTCAAGGATGCGGAGGCTGCACTAGCAGGGGCCACAAAGGGCACTGCCTCTGCCATGTCATCCAAAAACGATGAGATAGAGCGAGGGCTTCGCAACGCCAAAGGCCAGCTCACAGACTATGGGCTGCTTGTCAAGCTGGAGGAGGATCATGCCAAAAAGATCAAGGATCGCACAGACCTCGAGAAGTTAGGTGCCGATCTCTTGGCAGACCTCGACAAGGATCTGCAGGACAGCAAAAAAGACTCGGCAGCCCTTGATGACAAGCTTGCCAAAGATGCAGAGGCAAGAGACAAGCTGGCGCTCGAGCGTAAAAAGCAGATGCTGGACATCGAGCGTGGCCTCACCGAGACCAACAATAAGATTTCTCTGGCAGCCGCAGCAGAGCAGGCTGCAGCCATCAAAGAGATGGGCGACGAGATGCTGCAGTATGTGATGCCTCTCGCCGATGTCTTTGGGGCAGTCTTTGACGAGCTCGTCAAGGGTATCGAGGAGGGCAATGTCGCCCTTGCAGACATGGGCAAGGCAGCCCTCGAGGCACTCAAGGGTGTGCTGCTTGGCATCGCCAAAGAGAGTGCCATCAAGGCACTGCAGATGACAGCCTACGGCATTGCAGCTAACGTACTCACTCCAGGTGCAGGTGCGGCATTTTTCAAGAGCGCAGCCACCCACGCAGCAGTCGCAGCCTTGGCTGGCGCTGCCGGCCTTGGTGCTGCTGCTGTGCAGGGCGCAGCCTCTGGCGCAGGAGGTGGTGGTGGCGGTG